AAAACCGTGTTTTTTGGAACGGTGTGGTTTTTGCTGCCATGTTTTATTCTCCATAAGCAATTTGATAAGTTATTACCCGACGATGTAATTTTGTATCGGGTTCGTAGTCACTGAAATCACTTTCTCTCTCGGCATAATCAAATGCCGTTTCAAGTGCGGTAAAAATAGCCTTTCGTAGAGCGAAAATGTCATCAGGATTTTTGCTATAAACATCAATCTGCACCGTGAAATCATCCAAATCTCCATCTTCCAACGCTGAATTTGGTGATATTGCTGGGAATTGATATACGATGACTGGATAGGTACTATTTGTTTCAGGAATCAATCCATAAAAACAACGACCTGACACCAGTGGATTTAGAGCACTAAAGAGTTTTTTTTGGATCATTTACGCCCACCTCGCAAGATTTCATCTTGTAATGTCATGATAATTTCACGGCTTGCTTGTTCTTTCTTTGCAGTGAAAGCTGGGCGTAAAAACGGTTTGGCTGGCATTTTAGATGTGCCAAATTCCACAAATCTCCAATAGTAAGGATCGTCTGGGTTTGCCGAACTATTTTTGCCATTACTTTTAAAAGCTGTAATTTTGCTAATTTTAAGCTTTCGAACAAAGATTTTTGTGGTTACAGAACCGTTTTCACCTATTTTGGTACTAGCAGAAATAGCCTTTTTCAAGGTTCCTCGCTTACGATGTGATACACTGTGTTCTAAAACAGGAGCATTTGCTCTTGCTTGATTTCTAATGACCGCACCACCTTTTCTCATTGCCTTCACGCCAATGCTATTTCTGACTTTGCGCTCAAGCGAGTTCATTGCTTGACCAAGCTCTTTTAAACCTTTGATGTTTACAGACAAATTAGACATTACCGGTCTCCTTACACATAAGCTGTAAAGACACGTCTCGCTCTTGAGTATTAAGCACGGAAAGAATTTCAAATTCTCTTTTCCCAAACTTAACCTTCATTGTGGGTTTAATGCCTTCTATATGACGTAGCCAGATTTGAGTGGTAACTTCAGACTGTACTTGCTGCGCTGAAAAATACTCTCGACCTGATAATGGTCTAACATCAGCCCAAACAGTAGCTACTCTTTTCCAGGTTTGAGTACTTGCACCGTAATCATTCACTTCATTAACTTGCCGTAACAAAGTAATTCTGTGACGTAGCTTTCCTATGTTCATCTTAATCACCTACACATCTATAAAGCGATAACGCTCAATGATGGCTTTAACAGTTGGAGGTAAATCAAAGTTTGTTACACCTTGCCCTTCATTCCATCCACCACGGTTTTCATATAGGTAAGCAATCAGCATTAATATAGCTATTTTCAAATCGCCAGTGATTTCTTGTGCATTAATCGGTTTTTCTTCGGGCAATGTATTAAAAAGCACTCTATTCGTGTGGTTCTCAACCATCGCCTTCGCTGCAACTAAATAGGCAGACAACAAATCATCTTCCTCATCGTTATCAATACGACATTGCAACTTAATTTTGTCTAGTTTGATTTCCATTCATCCCCCAAATAAAAAATGCGGCCATTTCTGACCGCACGTTTAACTATTTACCTGTTAATGCTTTAATTGCTGACACATCTTCGAGTACGCAGTCAAAGCGATGGAACGCTAAGAAACCTACTTGGTCGAACTCTGCGTAACGTTCCACTAAGCGACGTAATGTCATACCTGACACGCGGCGAACGATGAAACGACTGAAATCACCAAAGTAAGCAAATTTCTTACCTGAACCAATATCTTCGATGCCTTGGTCAATCACATATTGATGGCCTAAGATTGTTGCAGGTGCTACGCCAGCCACATCAGGCAACCATAATGGACGTTTTTGTCCATCCACCATTTCTTTCAACGTTTTTAACGTATTGTCGTTGAAAGCAAGGCGAGTATTGCCAACATTGCGATAGGCAGGATCTACTGAATGGATCAATGCGTTAAAATCTTGCCATGTCACTGCTGCGGCTGCTGCTTGAGTTACACCAGTAACTGCAGTTTGTAAGCCTTTAGGTTGAGCAGGTGAGCCAACGCCAGTACCTTGGATAAGATATTTAGCTTCCGCACGACCAATACGCTCTGCAATTCGACCAGATAAATACTCTTCAATATTCACACCTGAATCTTGTAGCAATTCGTTTGATACGCGGATAATTTTTGATGAGAGTTTTTTCGCGCCAAGTTCAGCTGTGCCAAAATCAGTATCTAATTCAGTTGCTGCAGCATTTTCACCAACTAACTCACCTTCTTCAGCAGTGCCGTTTGCGGTTGCCCAAGCAATAACGCGGCCGTCTGCAGTGTTAATGATTTTAGCAACGTTAGCAATGCCACCAAAGGCTTTCATTTGTTCGACAATACGAGCCTGCATTTCTTTAGGTACAGTGTAACCACCTTTATTGTCAGTGCCTGCCGCTTGTGCGCGAAGTTCCGCCATCACTTGACGTTCTTCTTGACTTAATTCGCCTAAACCACGACGTAAGAACGAATTAAATGCTTGGGAACGTTTAACTTCTACATCAATAACTTGTTTTGATTCAGTTTCAATTTGACGCTGTTCTTCAACAAATAAAGCATCGGTTGATCGTAATGATTCTTCGCGCTCAATTTGTGATTCAACACCGCCTAATTCGGATTTCATTGCATCCCACTTAGTACGCTGTTCTTCAGTCCATGTTTTTTCGCCAATTTCATCATTCAATTGACGCATTTGAGCCGCGATATTACGACGTTTTTCTTGAAGTTCATGTAATTTAGCCATGATTTTTCCTCTTTCTTTAAATGAAAAAAGCCGCATTATTGCGGCTCGTATTGATAAAAATTACTTTTATTTAGCATTAATTAAGCTTAAGAATCGCTCACGTGCGGCTTTTTGTGATACCGCTTTAGCAATTGTTCCTGAGTCTCGAGCTTCTTTCCATGCTTCAAGTGAGCGAGCTGTACTGCTTGCTTCTTGGTAAGCAGGATAAGTCACAGGACTGACATCATACAGGCGTGAAATTTTATGAATTTCACGGATGATTACACCATCATCATTTTCGTACCATTCATCTCCATTACGTGCGATCTTAAACGCAAAGGATGATTGAGTAATATCACCGCGTTTTAGCGGTGCAATAACTAAATCACGAATAGTTGGATTATCTGGTGCAATAATGTCATATTTAAGGCCTGTTTCATCAACTGATAGACTCAACGTACCGGCTTTACTGCGCCCTAGAATGAAATTAGGGTCGTGATTAAACAACCCGCGCACATCATCTTCAAGCACATCATCAAATGCACCTGGCATAATGATTTCGCGAAAACCCCACATTACTTCAGACATAGTATTGAATACGGAACCATAACCGATAATGTGCGTAGGCTCATCATCTCGGCTTTCCGCTCGCACTTCGCCTGCGTAGGAGCGCTTTTCTACATCACTCATTTGTGTTCTCCGTTTGTTTATTATTTGCTTGTTTTGCCGCATTCACGCTAACCAACATTTCATCCAGTCCTTCAACCGGATTCATATCTTCAAGCTGACGAGCTTCATTTCGCGACATCCAACCATCTGTGATGGCCGCATGGTAAAATGTTGCACGCTCTCCTGCAGTACCGCGCATAATCCCAGCAAGATTAAACTTCACGAAGTAACCCGCTTTACGCTCTGCTTCAGTAAAGATTTTTCGGTTTAATTCTTGCTCCCAATTCACCACCCATGGCATCACGCTGAATCGAATAAACTGGATTGTCTGTTCGGAGATGTTGGAAAATGTCGCTTTCTCCAAATCATTGATCATGTGTGCTGGGACATTAAAAATACCGGCAATCTCTGAACGATTAAGTTTCATCATCGAAAGAAGCTCGGTATCGACTGGTGACACGGTCAAAGCCTTATAATCAAGCTCAGCAGGAAGTAATATTGTTTTATTTTCTTCGCTTCTCAGCTTTTCTTGTGCAGTTTGCCACATCTTTTTAAAATTTTCCCACGCGTTGCTATTTAGTGGCGTCTTAACCGAAAGAATACCTGCAGGACGAGCATTTCCACCGAAGAAACCGCTCGCAAATTTGCGAGCATCTAACCCCAGACCAATCGTCTCGGCATGAGTTTGGATTACTGATTTACCTGTTTTTATTGATGGCCCGAGTGACTTGATGTGTAAAACATCATCCGGAGACAGGCTCATTGCCTTATCGTCACCGTAGTAAGCGTAAACATAGCGACTTCCGTTTTTAAGCAATTGCACTTTCCACGGCTCTAATGATTCAAGCGAGACAACTCCACCGTTTTTATCACGAACAATATGGATATAAGCATTTCCGTACAATAAAACAGAACTTTGTGCATATTCGCGCAATTTATAAGATGTCTGCCAATCGTTAGGGCTATCATGTAGAAGGTAATATGCTGGATGATCTTTTACTGTTTCTACTTTATCACCGCTCTTACACTTAACGTGTAGCGGTAATTGTGCGACAGAACTCGATAACACATAAACGCAAGCATAAACAGCAGATAACTTCATTGCCAAATCAGGACTAACCGATTTAGTCGGTTGCATTCCGAATATTTCTTCATAAGCTGATTCAGCACTTAATGGCACCGCTGGATTCTCCAGTGAACGAGTGCTAAATAATTTATCAAAAATCATTGTTTACCTCTCGATGCCAAAATAGTTAAAAGCAGTAATAATGCCCCACTGCCAATTAATGCAATATCTGCCCCATATTTGAGATACACTCCATAAGACATCAAGCCAAAGCCTGTTAGACCTAAAAGATCTAAAATAACAGTTCTCATAGTTCTAATACCTCATTCGGGAAAAAGCTTTCATCATCAGTGCTCAACATAATGCGACCTATTGCCATCATTAGAGCTACCGCTCCGTCTATTTTGTTTTCAGGAATTTCTTTAATTGGACGCACGACATCATCATTACCTGGAACTGTCTTACCAACCACATTACCGATACACCACGTCATAATTGGATTCCCGTCATGATGGAAACGGCCTGATTCAATTGCCGCTTCCAATTCTTTCATTGGGTCTGATAAGTTGGTGTAGTTTTGTGTAATGGTTATAGGATTAAGCCCTTCATCAGCTAAGTTATGGCTGATTGCTATCGCTCCATGCGGGTCAATCGCAACACAGGAAACTCTATGCTCTTGATTGGTATCTTTGATGACTTCCTCTATCTCTCGATAATCAACTTCCGCGCCATCTGTTGCTGTCAAATGCCCACTGTTTACCCATTTTTGATATTTGTCCACCACTCGTTTTAAAGCGGTATCAGTGTTATAGATAGTATCTTCAGGAACGAAGAATTCTGGAGCGATACAATAATAATGCCGCTTACCATCAATAATCCGAGCAAACACTTTAACAAGCGAATTCATATCAAGCTTACGCGCCATATCAAGGCCAAGCACAACATCATCATCTTGGAAATCTTCAAGTGATAATGTTTCATCCTTGCAGTTTTCCCAGCTCACCATGTTGAAATAGCTTTCTTTAGCCGATACCCATACATTCAAGTGTTTAGTTTTAAAAGTATTGGTCAGACGTGCATTATTAATTGCCTTGTTTTGCTGACTAATTAGGTAATCGCCATACACTGACACATCAAAGTTTGGATTTGCTTTGCGTAATACGCTTTCATCTGTCCAATCATCATCTTCGTCAATTGTATAAATGATCCCAAATAGCTCATCATTCGGAATTGCGCCAGATAGCTTTTCGATCACTTCTCTGCGCTTGTCATAACAAGGACCTTCGATGTTGTACCCTGCAGTCGTAATGATAAACATGAGCGGTTGTTTACGCGCCCCCATACCAGTCAACATTGTGGTATATAGTTCATCATTCTTATGCTCATGGTATTCATCCACTATCGCACAACTAGGCGATGCACCATCACCAGGTGAACCGATAAGCGGTTCAAAACGAGAACCATCAGCAGGACGGTTTAAGTTAGAGGCATTAACTTCAATACCAAAAGTCGAGCAAAGAAGATCGGTTTTCTTACACATCAATCGAGCAGGACGGAAAACTTCCCATGCTTGTTTTTCTGTGGTAGCGCCTGAATAAACTTCAGCGCCAAACTCATTATCCATGCAGAACATATACAAGCCGACACCGGCAGAAATAGCTGATTTACCGTTTTTGCGGGGTACTTCAACATAAACTTCACGGTAACGACGCAGATTGTCGCTTTTACGCAACCACCCGAAAGTATTTGCCATAATGAATAGTTGCCACGGTTCAAGCGTGATATTTTGTCTTTTTGATGCCCACTCCCCTTTTGTGTGTGGTAGGTATTGAATAAATTTACACGCTTTTTCAGCCTTCACATCATCAAAATAATAAGGAAATTTAACCGCACTTTGCTTTTCTAAATCATCAATGAACTGCTGACAGGTTTTTACAATAAATCGGCACGCGGGAATTTTGCCAGCAATAACATCTTTGGCATACTTAATTGCCTTTTTTACATTATCTGTCATTGCATTAACTCCGCGAATGGATTGTGATTTTGCTCATCTATCTTACCAATCAATCGTTGTCGACTGCTTGGGTCAAGTCCAAGCAACGCTCCGAATGTAGTCATCTGTTTCAACGCTTCATTCAAAACAGTAAAAGCAGGATTTTTCGATAATCCACCATTCCCGTTCTCAACAAACGTGCCGTATTTTTCAACATCTTTACAAGCACGATTACGATTCTGATATGCAATGCAATAGTTTGTCACTACTTCAAGATCGGTTTGGAGTAGAACCCCTTGGGATAGTAATTCTTTTAGAATAAAGGCCCACATTTTTTTACCATCAGTATTAAGCTGAGATGGCGGTGGGGTGTTTTCGTTAAACGGACTGAACTCAGGCTCGTCTTTATTTAATTTTCTTTTACCGGGGTTGCCGCGACGCTCTTTCACTTTCGTCGGAGTGGGCTTTCTTCCTCGCCCCGGCGTTGTTGCTATTCCTGTCATTTGGCGTTTACCCTAAATTTTTAATTTCGCGGTTGTAAAAATAGAGTTAGGTGGGCGGTTTCGATAGGCAAAACCTATAGAGATTTTACCACCCCCCTACCCTTACAAAAACAACCGCACTTTAAACACTATTTCAAGCGTTCTCGCGCTGTTTTGAATTTATGGCATGAATCACACAGACTTTGGAGATTAGTTAGGTCATCACTACCACCGTGAGCCTTAGGAGTTATATGGTCAACAGTTGTAGCTGTTACAAACAGACCTTGCTTTAAACATTCTTGGCACAAGTAGTTATCGCGAACTAACACGACAGCTCTTATTTTTCTCCATTGAGCTCCATAACCACGCTGAGACGATGTCTTTCCATTCTGATGTCTTTGCCAACCACAACCTTGATGTTCATCACAATAACCATTGCTGTTGATTGTTGTATTCTTACAGCCTTGCTTTCTACATGCTTTAGGTATTCTTGCTGGCATAGTTCCCACCAAAATAAAAAAGGCGAGTATTGTCACTCACCTTTTATTTACTTAACT